AATATGACATTATAAGATCCACCACGAACAGCAGAGGAAGAAGTAGAGTTTGCCGATATTTTAGATCCATTTTCTAATTCCAGAGAACCTTTATTCCAAGATATTATACCTTGTTGCATCCACCGAGGCAAATTTTCATATGCAAGTTGTAATCTACCAAGTAAATCTCTAGCAGTGGACGCTTTGTTTGCCAGAACAGCAATGTTGACATTATCGTTGAAAACTGCATAGTGTAGAAGATATGATATACAAGTAGTAGATTTACCTGTCTGCCGAGGCATCTTACAGATATTAAATCTATTCTTATGAAATCTATCAATTAACTTCTCTTGGAAGTCGTACATATTAAAAGGTACTAATCCCTCATCAAGAGAAACAATCTTTATATAATTTCTAGTAAAATATATTGGATCTTCTTTACACTTGAGGAATTCAACAATATTCTCCTCACTAAATTCTATAGGCGTATTTGCCTTCTTTAGGTTGGGATTACCTAAGTATATTTCGTGCTGACTCATAATAATAGATTACTTACTAATCAGTAAATCCTGCTGCTGCTCCTTTTACTCCAGCATTAGCAGCAAATATCGCATATGTGCTTACTTTCTCTAAAAACTCAACTGAACCTGCTGGCATTGTAAATGAACCAACAACTGTTCCACTTGCTTCTTCTACAAGTGTTACTAAGTGAGCACTTGTGTCAGTATTAACTAAACGCACAACAGTAGCACTACCAAATGTACTTGCTGCTCCTGTTGATGTCGGAGATGCTGCTTCAGCACCTTTAATCAAAGTTCTTGACATTACTCTTACTTACACTATAAACTTATTTATCAATATGGATCACTAGTAGATGGTGTGGGATCTCCACCACCAATAGTAATAGGATTAGGTGTAACTGCTGCCATATTCACAACAGATTTCTGACAACATAATAATTTAACATTAGATGCTATAGCACCCTGACTTGTTGTAGTCAATGCTGAAGTAGAAGGTGTAAAGTTACTTGTATAAAGTGCCTGTCCTTTGGTAAGTCTTAGATTGGAAATCTTACCATCAGCATAACCACCACTAGCAACATTACCACCAATATCTACATTAACAGTACTGTTCTGCATAGTACCAACAATAGTATGATCTGCTCCTTTAGTACCATTTAACCAAACATTAATTGTATTACCACTCCTTGTTACAGCACAATGTTGCCATTGGTTTGTTTGAAGTGAACCAGGTCCATTAGCATTATAGAAATTACCAGCAGTATTACAATAATAGAATGATAAAGTACTACCAACAGGTTCAAATGTCCAACTGTTTGTTACGTTATAATTTCCATTTGGCCACTGAGACATTAGTCCTACCCAATTTGGATTTGTATCTGGGTTATACCAACATTCCATTGTAAAGTCTGATGAATCAAGATCAAAGTCAGTACTATCAGCTATAGTTAAATAATCATCACCATCAAACTCAACAGAGTGATCACCCTCAAATGGATCTTCTGTTGAACTTACTGGATTACCTTCTGTTGTTGCTGTATCTGAAGCATCTCCATTATCAATATACGTAGCCGCAGTTATAGTTGATGATTGAGCACCTAAGAATTTTACATGACCAGATGCCCCTTGAGAAGTAGTTGTTAATGGTTCTGTAGGAGGTGAAAATGTAGAAGTATAAAGTGCTTTTCCAATTGAAAATCTTACATCCATAACCTGACCATCTATTCCATAATTACTCCAACCGTCAGCGTTTCCTCCTAAGACAATATCTCTAGTACTATTAGTACAAGCTTGACTCCAACCGCTAGTACTAGAATCTTCTATACCATTAAGGTAAATTTTTCCATTTGATCCATTCTTAACACAAGCTACATGATACCATCGACCTGCTTTTACTGCTCCATTTGGTCCCTGTATATTAGCATAGTAACCACTACCATTTCCTATCGCCAGAAAAGTTGCACCGTTAGTACTTACTTCCATTAAGAAACAATACTCACCACCTTTCCATCTACCAAATTGAGAATGCCAGGTACCTGAAGAAAAAGTATCAATCTTAAACCAACATTCAAAAGTTACATTTTCAGTTGCTCCCCAATTTAAAGATGTACTATTCATCGGGAAGATCACAGCATCATTACCATCAAAGTCTATGCTAACATTAGATGGTGCTGGTGTTGTAGAGGTATCAGAAATAGTAACAGTTAGAGTATTACCTACTTGAGTATTTCTTCCAGAATCACTATAAACTTTAATCGTAGCAGTTTCTGTTCCTTCAGTAGTTAAATCTTCATCAACTGTATGAGAGAAAGTGGCAGAATTACTTGATATAGATGCTGTTCCTGTTAGTGCTCCTGATGAGAAATCTGCAGATTGTACGCCAGTTAACTCCCAATATAAATTAGTTCCATCAGCAACATTAGTAGTTGTAATTGTAGTTGTAAAATTACCACCTTCATCTACAGCAGTAGCAGATACTGAATGGGTATATGATGGAGTAGGATCTTCAGATGACATTAAAGCAAAACTCATCATAGGTGAAAAGGCAACCTGTGTTACTTTAAGATTCGCACCACCTTCTAGAGTATCTGTATAATCCTTTTGACAATATACGACTTTACCTGCAGGAACCATAAAAGTACCTACAGTAGTACCACCAGAAGTTTTTCTGGTTACAAGTAAATTAGAAGAATCACTATTAAAGACTCTTACAACATTAGCACTACCAACGCTAATAGGAGCGTTTAGATTTGTTTCTCCACCTAATATTTTCATTTTAACCTACCTTTGTATCAGTTTTCACAGGAGCATTTGCTCTGATTTTTGTATAATCTACAAAAACTTTTTCATTTGGACCTTTTGAAAGATCTTTTTTATTACCTGATCCAGATAAACCAACTCCCTTATATCTTGTTCTATTACCTTCAATAAGACCTAATTCATCTCTCCATGAATAGTGATCTAGTTTTACTCCAGTTGCCTTTTCAATATCAGATTTTCTCTTATCTCCACCTATCTTCATATTCTTTCTTGCACCGTCAAGTGCTTCATCACCTTTCTTCTTTAAGAATTCACCACCTTTCTTAAGAGCAAAAGCACCAGCACCAACTTTAATAAGTTTACTTAGAAAACCTTCACCCATCGGTCTAGTGGAAGACGATCCCTGAACAACAGTTTTTATTTTGGGATTTTTGATTATTGGTTTATTATTTGAAGTACTCTGATTAATACTATTAGCTACATTTTGCAAACGATTTGCCTGTGTACCTTGTATATTTTTGTTTATGTCAAAATCAAGATTCTTTGTACCTTGCTTTGTTATGTCTTTAAATTTATCAGTAGTCATAGGTCCTTCTAAACCTACTTTTTTACTCATTGCTGCTGCTACTTCAGGATTATTATCAATTATTCCAGAATCTGCAAACTGATTTGCTTGAGATACTGCTTGATCCTTTACAAACTTACCCATATTTGGAAGTTTCCCATCAGCATCCATTTCTAGTTTAACACCACCTATAGTAGGTAATTTATCACTAATTTCCTTATCAGTCAGTTGTTTGATACTCGCAGAAAAATTTCCTTTATTTAATTTTCCTTTAGTGGTTATTTCTGATCTATTTTTAAAATCAGTCAAATCTTCATTAGTAACTTCTTCTTTATTGAAGAGTTGATTAACTGGAGTGCCTGATTTCATTCTCCTTGATGGGAAACCAGAATCCTTTTTCTTTTGAAGACTTGCATCTCTTCTTGCACGTCTTCCTTCCTTACTACTTAAAGCATCATTTCTTTTATTTCTCAATTCTCTCTTAGTAGGTTGAGATTCTATTTTTTCATTCTTAGAAGGATCAACTTCCTTTTTACCATCATTAGTTATAGGTGCTTCAACCTTTTTCTCTGCTGCTGGAGTTGGTGTTGCAGTTGAAACTTTACTAGGAGAACTTCCTGTAAGTTTACTACCAGCAACTACACCTCCAGTAACAGCAGCAGCACTAGCTCCAGTTTTTATTTGATTTGCAACCTTCTTTATACCATCACCAATAGGACTTGGTGTAATATTCTTCATAGGTGTAGATGTAGGTTTTGGTGTAGTAGCAGCACCACCCAATACATCTACATCTTTTGCAGTTGTTTGAATTTCTGCTTTCTTAGCATTAATTCTATCTAATTTTCCTTTAGTTCTATTTGCTAGATTGCTACCAGCATCTTTAACATTCTGCATAAAACCCTTAAAGGATTTTACTAGACCACCACCTTTACTAGGTGTATTAACCCTTGGGCTTTTAGTTATTGATACATTATCAGGATTTCTTAATTTTTTAGCAGTAGAAAGAATATCTTTTGTTAATTTAGTATCTCTTACACCACGATTAACAACACCTCTTACACCTTTACCTAGATCATATGCACCTTTAACACCTTTAGTTGATAGATTCCAAGCACCTCTAACAGCACCAGTTACAATTCCACCAAGTGGTATTTTTGGTAATTCTTCTGTCAATATAGTAACAATCTCATCATCGTTATATCCTTCAGAGATTAAAGATTCAACTGCCATTTCCAATTGCCAGTTAGAAGCACCTTTAATTGGTTCTGGTTTAATTATATCTACTGTTTCTATTTCTGTAAAATTTAATCCGTCTGCAACATTCTGAACATTTATACCACCTTCGATTTCTTCATTAAGATTATGGCAATCTTCACCACACTCTATACAAGGATCTTGCCCACAACCTTCACATTCACAATTGGTAGACTCCTTTAATTCAGATCTCCAATCGTTTAGAGATTCTTGCTTTACTCTTATATTATTCATGGAACAGATTAATCTTCTTTATTATTTAGAATACCTTCCTTTATCATCTTTGAAAGTTCTGATGTGGAACCAACAAATAAAGCGTTATTTGTAACGTTACTTGGACCTTTGGGTTTATCTTCATCCAGATCTTTCATTTTCTTCTGAAGATCTGCTAACTTATCTGTAATATCTGCAGTTGACTTTAATACTTGACCAGCAACTTCATATGCTCTTGGACTTGCACTTTCACCAGCAAGTTCCATAACTCCATTTAAAGTTTCCTGACCCTTCTCTATTAGTGAATATAACTGTGCTCTTGCGTACTTGTAATCCTTTTCAGCATCATCACTAATATCGGGCAGTGTATCCTTTCTTCGGACACAACCACCCTCATTAACTTGCTGAACTTCTATTTCAGTATTAAAAGTATCATTCAAATCGTCATAATTATCTTTCATAGTTTTAACAATTCCAAGCCCTTAAGGACTTATTAATTCTTGAATCTGGATCCCTTGCGGTTTTGGCAGAAGTAAGTTTCTTCTTCATACCTTTCATCCTCGCACAAAAGCTCTTTCTACGAGGGTTCCCAACTTTCTTTGAAGGAGCTTTAAGGTCACTGCCTGGATTCTCTCTTTCGTAGGATTTTCTTCCTTTTTCATTTAAACCACCTTTTTTATTTTTACCTGCTTTCTTTGTCCAAGCAGCACCTTCATTAACAAATTCAAAATCATCTCTCCAAGAATATGATTCTTTCTTGGTTTTATTGCCCCAATTAGCAGCACCTACTTTACGACACTTAACAAGAGCACCAGAAGCATATGCACTTGGCCAAACAGAATACCTTGATTTTACTTTCTTATAACAAGCATCTTTCTTACCTTCTTCAACTACACCATCTTCTTCCTTGACACAATTAGGAACAACTTTATCCCCTTTCTTTTTCATACCTTTTTGAGTGTATCCATCCCAACACTTCTCCTTAAAGGTTCTTCTAAACAGTTGATCAATAGTTTCTTCGGTAGCCACGTTAATCGCCTTTCCTTTTCTATTTGGATTTGGATCTTTTTTATTTTTACGTCTAAAAGCTGCTGCTTCCTCGTCCTTATTTAGATCCCGTTTCATTTTACTGGAACCACATTTAGGTTTGGTCTTTTGACCTGGTTGCTTGGCACAAGGTTTACCTGAGTATTTTCCACCCATCTGAACCCAACCCTTCTTACCATCAGAAGACTTAGATTTATTGAACCAATCGTGTAACGAACTATCGCCTGATTTGTTTGCCATTTAGAGATCTACCTTTCTTGTTGGACTAAATTCTTTTCCATCACCAAAGAAAGTCGAAGTTTCTGTAAATCCAAAATC